TATGGCGCTGCTGGGTAGGCCTTTGCCGTATCTGGTATTCGTTAGGTAATCTCGGATACATAGCGCGGGATTGTCCGACCATGCAGTTGTTGCTGTCCTTGGATCGTATACCTTTCGACCTTTGACTAAAGCTGTGATCTCCGGGATTCCAGAGAAAGCCTCCTCATCCCAAGTGAACCTCATACCCAGAAACGCCACACCACGCAAACGGTGATCTGCCGTCCAGAACTCATTCGCCTCACGCAAAAGCTGGTCGTTAGGCATTGTCTGAGCATCAGTTCCTAAATAGGTGTCATAGCTGATCAGACCAGAATACTTACTGTCGGTTATCGGCAGGTCATCAACATAGATATCAGTGATGCTCTCAACCTCACCCTCGCATAACACTAGCGCTATATATAAGTATTTGTTTGTTGGCGTTGCAGTAATAGTCTCATAATCATTTATCTCAGTGTTCCAATCAGAGTACCAGCTAGTTTCCCCAGCAACTTCCTTATACGTCCCATCAGTAGACACGAACACCCGAACACCGCCAACGCGCCTCTCACCATAGATAACAGGTATCTGCTCGATGTTGGATTCTTTGTTGAGTAAAACGCCGCGCTGCTCATCGTTTGGCTTCTTTGCGGCCTTCTGAGCTTTTCGAGCCGAAATGTAGGATACAGCGCCTGCCGCAACTGAAAATATAGCTGCTAAAATAGCCCAAGGCATCAGTCTTTACCCCACTTGATGTCTTTCGAGGTTTCTGCCGCGAACTCAAAACCAAGATCACCGGCAAAATGCAACTGCTGGGTATTGTGATTGGTCTTTCTCCCATTGGCGAGACGGAAATCCTTCCAGTGACTCGCAACCTCTACATCAACAGTGCTTACATCCTCATCATCGATTATTGAATATCCGACAATCCTGCCGTCAAATATTAAGATTGGCGCACCTATAACAGCATCGCTGTCATCCAAGACTGCTTTCCATATTCTAGTCCTGACATCGATGTAATCATTGTTGAAGAACAGAGAGACATATGTCTGACTAACTCCAGAGAATGTCAGATTCAGAGAGTTGACCTGAAGATCAGAGCTTTCAGATACTTGATCTATCTCAAGAATATCCGAACTGCTATCGAACGTAGTGCTAAGCGCAGACACGTCCCTAGCCCAATCAGTTATCTTGATCGGAGTCGTGAAGTCCATTTGGATTAGGCTGGCAAGATTCAGGTTATCGCTATTCAGCGCAGTGATCGTTGCCGAATCGATGTCCCTGCTCATATCGCCTCAATAAAGTCTACTTCGTAGGTGTAATTCAGATCAGTGGCTATGGCGTACTCTTGCACGTCATTGTTCAGGCGCACAGTGAACGGTACGTCATCGTGAGTAATCACCTCATTGTCAGATACCGCTGCTACCAGTGCTGGCTGAAAACTCAGGGTTCCCGCCCCGGTCAGGTCAGACGTAGCCATATATACTTTGCTGTGATTGGCGAACTTAAATACGTCACCCGCCTTCAGAGTGCCTGTGAAGCCGTCTACGGCAAGAGAAGTGTCGCCTATACTACCAGCAGCACTAGCGGCTATCGTCCCTGAGACGCTTCCAGAGGAGCTAGAAACCTCGGGTAGCACAATAGTGAACGTCTCTGCCATGCCTCGCTGAGCCATAACAAAGCCCATAACAGGAGCGAACTCAGCCCTAGTCATTGGAGGATAGGACGCAGAGAACGTGAACCGCTGACCGCCGATATTCCTCACCTGAGTCCTGCCAGAGATGGTCTGGCTAGTCAGGTTGAAGAATTCGCTCCGGAAATTGGCTGCATTGAACACAGGTGTTGTCGGGTAAGTTCCGCTCATGCGATTGACGCTCTGCCTCGGTTATTGACCGCCTGATTAATGATGCTCACAAGCTGGCCTCTGCGCTTATACAGAAGCTCATCAAATCCTTTCGTATCTACGGCATTGATATTCACAGTCACACTCATAGGCTCGCTCTGGCCCTTAGTATGATCGATTACGGTCTCATTCGGGTGAAGTATCGCGGGGAATCCACCCTTGCCGTCAATACCTCCAGCGCGCGCCCCCATCCCGGTGAAACCGCCGCCCTCGAACGATCCTTGAAACTTCTGCGCCTTGATCTGAGCGACATTAGCCATGCCCGCCGCTACAGTCGTGGCCGCAAGAGCAATACCAACTGGCCCCGGATAGGTCGCAAGGGCCAAAGTAGCACCCTGATATGTGTTCATCAGAGCCTGTGCAATCTTGACGCCCTTATCTAAATTGAATGCCTTCCTTGAATATGCAGCTATCTGAGAGGTCTGCTTTGCGAATGCGTTAGTGATTTCTACCGCTTGCGTTTCCTGAAGTCGGGCCTGCTCACGCTGACCTAGCGCCCTCATCTCCTCAAAGAAAGTTAATTTTCGAACACTTTCACCTATACCTTCATTGATCTCGGCAATTCTACTTCCTGCATGCTCGTAATTATCAAGATATTCTTGGATCTTATCGGAAGGAAGAGGCTCATCTCGTAGCGCCCTGAATTCTATTCTCGCCTCAGCGGCAGCAACTCGCATATCTCTTGCAAACTCTGCCATCGGGTTTGAGATTGGCTCAAGACCTATAACATCAGCAATTGCATTATAAGTATTGATAAAAGCCTGCAACGAGCTTCCAAGAGTCCTAACAACCACGTCAGAAGTAGTTAAGGCAATAGCCTTCAGGCCAGAATAAGCCAGCTTGAGACCGTGAAGAGTGTCCTGAAAGAACCCATATGCTTTGATAACAGCGTGAGCGGCATTGATAGCAGCTTTTTGGAATGTGCTTGCACCATAACCGGCATCCCCAAAAGCAGTGAAAATACCCTCAATCACAGGCAAAAGCTCTGCTGTAAATGTCGTGGCAGCAGCAGAAGCAGAGAATTTCATTCGAGTAATCTGATCATTCATTTCCTCGAATCTTGCCGCTTCAATATCTGTAAGAACGATGCCAAGTCTGTTTGCCTCAGCAGCCATCTCTCTTAGACCTTCCGATCCAATCCCGAGAGTATTGACCAAGGAAACACCCTCAGAGTCAAACAGCTTCATAGCTAGTCTGACTTTATCTGCCTCACTTTCAACATCTTGGAAAGCATCTGCCAATACCTCCATCTGTTTGTCTAAAGGCATCTTCTCTAACTTGGCAGCGTTTATACCAAGCTCTCTTAAAGCACCCTTCGCCTCACCAAATCCACTAGCAGCTTCAGACACTCGTCTAGTGAGCCTCTGCATAGCCATGTCTAATGTTGATGTGGAGACGCCTGATATCTCTGCTGCATATTGAAGCTCTTGCAGAGTGGCGACACTGGTTCCCAGCTTTCTAGCCGTCTTAGCGACATTGTCTATCTTTTGAGTTTGCTGAGAGAGAGCGAAGCCCATGCCAGCAATGGACGCAGTAGCCGCAGTAGCAGCAACTGATATATCCCTTGCCATTCTTGAGCTAGCTGAGGAGACTTTTCTAAGACCAGAGGTGACCTTATTAAAGGCTTCTTGAGTCTTATTAAACGCCGAGATGACTATTTTAACGTTTTCTGTTGCCATTTTTCATCTCGAAGTAATTGACCCAGCCCTGATACTCGATGACTTCCATCTGCATTATCTCGGAGACTGTTTTATGCAATGTCTCAGCAAGAAAATAACAGAAACGCAGGTCATCATCGTGCGTTAGTTTTTTGCGACATCCTCATCTGTAGCTGTATTTTCACTGATGATAGTGATTATCCGCGACAGAACGTCAGGGTCAACAGAGCGCAAAAGCTCGCTTTTGTCTGCTTTCCTGAATACCGGGTTTCCCTCGGCGTCAATAAGGCGATAGATGATAGTCATGACCATCGCCTCAGCACTTTTGCCAGCGTTTGTAAGCTCCATAATCTCTCCGATTTTAGCCAGAGAGATTGATGGCTTTGCGTATGCAACGGTATCCCATTCAGGGATGTCTACTTTGATCGGCTCTTGATTAATAATATTGGTGTAATGACTTTTTGCCTTATCCAATATACTCATATTTTTATACCGTTGAGCTAGTCAGAGCGCCAGTACCTTGCAGGCTGATAGAGCCTTCAAGCATGCCATCAAAGCTCGCATTCAAGCTGCTGGCAGTGACAATCGCAGTTCCTGTCTTGTAGGAATCTCCAGCAGTCTCGCCTTCATAGTAAACATTCAATGTTACTTCAGAGCCAACAGTCAGAGCGCCCTGACCAGTGGTATCAGTCTCATCAATGTAGATATCTGCGCTTGCAGTCCAGCTCTTGAGACTTGCTTTATGGGTTCTATAGGTATCGCCCATTACGGTATCTTCAACCGTATCGCCTGTCTCTTCGATTGAGTATGAACGAACTTCAGCAATCGCGTTCGACCCAACCTTAATTGTACCTTCGTTACCAGTATGAGTAGCCATGCTAAACCTCGCCTTCTTCGTTTATTTCAATGATTTCTACTGCCTTTTTCTTTTTGCTGACCTTTGGCTTGTCTTCCGTCCAGCCTTTTTTCAGCAATGATTCCATTTCATCCTGCCAAACCACAATCGAATTCTCGCCATTTACTAGCTTAATACGCTTGTTCATAATTACCCCGCAATCTCAGAGTCATTTTCTTTGGTTGAGTATACAACCTGAACGGTAAATGTAGCAGACGCGACAGGTATGTCTCCTTCACCACTGTATTCGGCATCAAAGCTAACTATCTGAGTATCTTTGGCATAACCGCCGCGAGTGACATCAGTGCTCAACGCCTCTTCAACCTCAACCGCTATAGTATCAATCTGGGAATCGTAATCAGACAGCCCCTGAACGTATGCCTCAATTATAACAGTTAATGTCCTGAACAGAGTCCTTGGACGTATATTTGTAGAATATTCCGCTTCCTCAGACTTCGTGTAAATTGTCAATCCGGGCAATTTACTAGCCGCCAACGGATAAACCCTAGACCTATATACATTACTGCCAGTTGTAGAAAGTCCAGTTAAGGTAGTGACTATATTGTCACGGATAGATTTCCTAACGTGGCTCACTGTTTCTCCAGCATCATTTCGGTCATGCCTGTTCCATCAGGCATAATCACTCTAATCTTGTATGCGACACCTTCTATCTCTAGATCATCACCCTCTGCCACGCCAGAAACGTCAGCAGATCGGCAATAGAATCTAGGTCTAGTAATGGCGAAATCTAATGTAGCGCCTGTATTTACCGCTTCATATTCGTTATCAAATACACCTTTGACGGTCTTGTGAGAGCTGGAAGCAGGATCATAGATAGCATCAACGCCAAAGTCATTCAGCAATAACGCTCTGTCCGCTGCCGTCTCAACTGCCATTACTTAGCCTTCTTAGTTCTTCTCT